ATGAAAAAAATCATTATCTCGTTATTACTACTGGCAAGTTCAGGGGCCGCGCTGGCTGCGCCACAGGTCATCACCGTCAGCCGTTTTGAGGTTGGCAAAGATAAGTGGGCGTTTAATCGGGAAGAGGTGATGCTGACCTGCCGTCCTGGTAACGCGCTGTATGTCATCAATCCCAGTACGCTGGTGCAATACCCATTGAATGATGTTGCCAGACAGCAGGTAGAGAGTGGGAAAACTACGGCGAAGCCGATCGAGATTATCCAGATTGACGACCCGGCGAAACCGGGCGAAAAAATGAGCCTCGCCCCGTTTGTGGAGCGTGCAGAAAAGCTCTGCTAATTGTCAGATGTAGCGTTCTGATTTCCAATAAAAAACCGCAAGGCTCGCTCAGGAGAACTTGCGGTTTTTACGTTTAGATGTGTGACAATCGTCCTTTTTTTCAGGCCACTTTAGTCGCGGACTGGAAAACCTGGCGCTGTCATCTATTCTTAAATGGCAGGGTAACTTAGCCTGCATTAATGCCAACTTTTAGCGCACGGCTCTCTCCCAAGAGCCATTTCCCTGGACCGAATACAGGAATCGTATTCGGTCTCTTTTTATATTCTTGTTTTCGTTGGGTTTTTTCGGTGCTTTCACGAAATCCCACGAAAATTACTCGAAATTTCCATATCCTGTCTAAACCATAACATATTCTGCACCACGTGCGTCCAGGTATTTTTTGGTCATTGTTAAATTTTTATGCCCCAGCAGCCTCTGTGCGAAATCCTCTCCGCGCTCCCTTTCATAGAGTCTACTCGCCAAACTCCTGATTTCATGGAACGGAGGAGGGTTGGGGCCAAACTTTAACTCTGTAGAATCCCTGATATCGGAAAACGCTTGAGTGATTCCGTCCGGAGTTAACGGACCTGGCTTCCTACCGCCACGCCTTACCGAAGAATAAATCATGAAGTCTGACGGGTTGTTTTTACGACAACGGTCGATAACATCCTGCAGTACCAAATCAGCAGAGTCCAGTCGCAAATCAAGTGGCAACGCCAATTTGTGACCTGTCTTTTCCTGCGTGACAAACAACCTTCCATCCCTGATATCGCTGAATCTGAACAACGATACGTCCTCTCTTCTTTGTCCGGTGACAAGTGCAAGGTCACATGCATTTGCAGCCCATTCGGAATGGGTTGTTGCGGCATCTCTTATTATCTCAAACTGTTCAAGCAAAAGACGCTCACGCTTCACTTTTGGTGTCGGCGTTCTTGTCGGCTCTGCCGGGTTCCTTTCAATATGCCCTTCGACAATCGCTTCCCTGAAAATATCCAACAACACCGAACGCAGTCCGGAGGCCATGCTCTTCTTGTCACAGAGTATGTAACTCTCAAGAAAAGAAGATACGTCCTTCGTGCTGACAGCAGATAGCGGCATACGTCCGAATTCATCACTGATAGTGGCGATCTGGTTACGCCTGACCTTCATCGTGTTGGGCTTCAATTCTCTTCGCTCAAGAATTACTTCGTAACGCTCAAGCCACGCTTTCACCGTAAATGTGGGTGTTTCCTTTATGCGGTCCAGCAGCGCTGACGGAAGGTAATTCTGTTCGATGTAGTTATTGGCTTCGATGGCCTGAGAAATGGCGTCCTTTCTGTCGATCCGGCCAAGAGATAACTCTTGACCGGTAATCGGGTTTCGCCAGCTATAAAGCCTGTCTCTTTTACGATAGGTCAGGTTACGGGGCAGGTTAGCGTCGTAACGAACTGGCCTTTTCGCCATGAGTCAGTCTCTCCAGTAGAGTGCCGCCAGTTGGCAGCGCTAGGTGTTTTGCTTTGTGACGAAGGTTCTTTTTGCTCGGATCCACATAGATGGCGTCAGGCTGAACCTTATATTCTTTGCCGTGAAGCTCCGGGGCAGGGAAAATGCGCCCCTCCCGCGCCCAGCGGCGAAGTGTTGAAAGAGACGGAGGGGTTGAATAAGTTGAATTCGCCCATTCCAGCAGATTAAGAAGCTTGGCCATACTACCTCCGGCTTCCGGCAACTTATTATAGAGCTGCCGGAAAACTGTTAATGAAATATCGTTATCAACTCACCTGACCTGGCAGCGCGCGCAACCGGCGCATACCTGTCATTGCCGTGGCCACGTAGCTCGCCTTACGGTTAACTACCTCAACCCAGACTTTTACGCCTTCAACTCTCACCGTGTACGTCTCTTTCATCTTGCTGCGGCCATAGTCGCCGTAACGTTCTGCATGAGTGGCCAGTGCTATGTCGCATGCCTGACGCGCTAATGGGGATTGCTGATTGGCTCGGTTAATCAGTCGCATTACATCTCCTCAGTGGGAGGGCGAAGCCTCCCGCCTCCCTTAGGCCACGTATTCCGGTTTCATATCCGCCAGGGTGATGCTGAACTGATCGTGCAGCTCGTCGCCCAGATGACGTTTCACCGTTGCAAGAACTCGCTCAACTTCCCCAAACCGTTCAGCTGCATCCGGTTCGTCCGGAGACGGTAGGGAGTTGATCGCTGCCTCAACCTTGTTACGTGAATCAACCAGGTAATAACGTTTCACCGCCTTGTTCTTCAGCTCAGTGAACAGGGCTGAACCCAGCGTAACCTTCGCGCTTTCGATATCAGCGCGCAGCGCTTTGGCGCTATCAACATCCTGTGCGGCATCTATACGCTCGCGGAAATCATCAGCCAGTGAGTCGATATTTACCGACGACTCCTGCGCGCTCTGCGTGGTTGTGACGGTGTCACCTGCTATTTCAGCAGCGCTCATTCGTTGTATTGGTGCAGGGTTAATTTCGCGCTCTGTTCGTTGTTCCAGATCTTCTCTGTCATAAACACCCATTGTGACTTCAGGGCAGTAAGTCCTCGCCCAATACTTGACGGCCAAATAACCTATTTGCTGTTTAGGTGCGGTTTTCCACAAAGGGGAATTTCGCGTAGTAATATCAGCAAGGTAAATTGGCTCTCCCCAGGTCACCTCTGTCTCGCCTCGAAGGACTGCTCCGACACGAACAAACAAACCTGATTCATCACGCCCGTCATTTTTGCCAACAATTTTTTCCCACTCGCCGCCGTACTCGTATTTAAAGCGCCCGTGTACAACTTTGGAGCTGGTGATTAAAGCGTTGTAAAGCTGTGCTTCATAACCCAGAGCCCCGTTAACTAGGTGTGTTTTCTGTCCTACAACAAATGGGTCCATACCCCAACGAGCGGCCTGCATTATTATTGCCAGGCAATCAGAAGGTCTTCCCTGTAGATGTTTCGGTACTGTCGCTACGCCCTGAGACATCACCTCTGCTAGCTTCATCATGCGATCCATGACGTCGATATTCAGAAGCAGGGATGTGTTATTCATCGTGTTCGGTTCGTTATGCTGCCTTAACTTTAAATGGCGGCAAAACGATAAGAAACAAACATTCAAGCCCTGCGGTTAACCCCGTGGGGCTTTTGCGTTTCTGGAGGGTAAGAAAATGCACGAGTAGAACGGACAGACCGCAGCCGTTAGGCAAAGCAGCAGTCATGATGCTGCCCCGAGTCTCCGCGTAGAGAGCCGGCTTTGCATCTGGTGAGGGTTAATAAGAAAAGAAGCACCGGTAAGGCAGCGCGAACGCCGATAAGCGCACCGGTTACAGTTGCGGGGGAGCAGAGACGAACCCTAAGCACTACCCACGGCATGGGCGAGACCACTGCGAGAGTGTGGTTTGAATGAAGAATACCCGCTTATTTGCGGGCTTCGTGAAAATGGGCGACCGTTGGCAGTCTAGACCCTGCCAACAGCCATTTACCCATGAATACGGTCATGAAGTAAACCAAGGCCCACCACGCTAGCTAGCCTGGTGATACTAATGGAGTACTGTATAAATGACCAGTTATTTAACGCCTGTAACTTACGGCTCTGTTTGTTCAGGAATAGAAGCCGCATCAGTAGCCTGGAAATCGCTCAAATGGAAGGTAGAGTGGTTTTCAGAGATTGAAAAATTTCCCTGTGCTGTATTGCAGCACCACTGGCCCAACGTACCTAACCTTGGCGATATGACCCGAATTGCTGGCCGAATTCGTGATGGTGAAATTGCAGCGCCAACTGTACTGGTTGGCGGAACGCCTTGCCAGGCATTCAGTGTTTCCGGGACTTTACATTATTTGCCAACCAGTCAGGGACATCAGCAAGTTTAATATGCTCTGGCACGAAGCCATGTTTCAGGCAGGCTACGCGCTGGGAACGATAAATGCCGGTATAACCCGATATCAGCCAGGCAACAGCACAGGCCAGTGCAGCATAAACGCCCATCTCAGAGCCAAATAACTCAATCGCCATCAGTGTTGAAGCCACAGGGGTATTCGCAGCTCCGGCAAAGACGGCCACAAAGCCAATACCGGCCAGAAAACTGACCGGTAAATGCAGCACTGGAGCCAGCGCGTTACCCAGTGTGGCCCCAATATAAAAGAGCGGTGTGACTTCCCCGCCTTTAAAACCTGCGCCCAGAGAAGTGACCGTAAATACCAGTTTTCCCAGGAAATCCCATGGAGCCAGATGCTGATGAAAGGCGTCAACGATAACGGGAATACCCAGACCGATATAGCGATCAGCACCCAGGCAAAAGACCGACACAGCCACTACCAGTCCGCCAATGAACGGTCTCAGTGGCGCATAATGGATAGTCTTCTTCATGAAACTGCCGATGGCATGTGTTGCGCTGGCAAAAGCCCTGGCAGTCAGACCAAAGAGCCCACCGGCGATGATGACAGCAATCAGTGCCCAGGCAGACATATGAGGAATAAACGAGACGGAGTAATGAGTATGATGTACTCCCCATAATAACCCAGTTTGATCGGCCACAATGGCAGCGAAAATACACGGTATTAATGCGTTGTAATTCATCCGCCCAATGGCCAGAACCTCAAGCCCAAAAATGGCGCCCGCGAGAGGGGTGCCGAATACTGATGAGAAACCGGCACTGATACCGGCCATCAGGACAATGCGTCGGGTATCCGGCGTCAGGCCAAACATGCGAGTAAACTGATCGGCTATGGAGGCCCCCATCTGTACTGCGGTCCCTTCGCGCCCAACAGAAGCACCAAAGAGATGCGAAACAACAGTGCCGATAAATACCAGCGGGGCCATGCGCAGACGGATAATTTTTTGGGGATCATGAATTTCATCGAGCACCAGGTTATTCCCGCCTTCTACTGAACTTCCGTAGCGCAGATAAACCCATCCCACGGCAAATCCTGCAACGGGAAGCAGCCAGATAAGCCAATGGTGTCTGAGCCGGGTCGCCGTAGCCCAGTCAAGGGAAAACAGAAAGAACGCAGAAGCTGTGCCGGTCAGCACGGCGATCAGGAAAGCAAGGCCAAGCCATTGCGCAAGAGAACTGATTGAATTATTGAGCAGGAAGTGATTTGAGCGCATTGAAGCATCCTCAGATGGTTAATCATCCCGGACACACAACGCTGCATGGCTGATAAAACGATAAGCCTGCATCTTCCCGGTCCGGGAATAAATGCAGGCATCATTAGCCACATGGCGGTTCAAGGGGGAATGCCATCCCCTATGGGGTTATCTTAGCACAGGAATCGATTCAGCAGAAGAATTCATACCCATTGTTGACCCCCATGTATTAATGTCCGTTTTTGGCACAGAGTGGACTGTCAGGTTAGGTTTGGCTCTGTGCCATAAGACTGCCAGCTCAGGTCTGAGCTAATACAACTCAAGCGATATGATGGTTCAAGGCGTTTAATCTGAAACCAGCCACATATCAGCCTCTTCAAACATTTCCTGAACAGTACGGCTTATCTGTTCCTTCTCATGCTTGCTGGCGTCAGTGTTGATCGCCGGCAGCGTCATCATCGGTTTAACCCGGACATCAGCATCGGGGAAAATCCGGTGAACCCTCTTGGTCAACTCGCCCAGAATGATATCTTTTGCACCGGGCAGACCATCAAAATTCCTTTTGTCATAAACGAGTTCCACGAACATTGCTTATTGCCTCTTTACTGGATGGATATACAGTATTTATACTGTTTTTTTATCCAGTATTCAAGAAGGGGTTAATGATGCCACGACGTAGCGATATTGAAATAGCCTGGCATGCTTCGATACAGCGAGAACCGAATGGTCGGAAGACTGTCACCACACAGCGGTTTGTCCAGGAACTGGGTAAGGTTAACTGGCACTGGACGCCGAAGCAGGCCAACGATTGGATAGAATGTTATGTGACAACATTCCGCGATGTCTCCACGCAGGAAGGCGAGAACCGAACCTTTCAGCTGTTCAATCCAAACGGAGGACTATAGCCATGGGGTTCCCTTCACCGGCCAGCGATTACGTTGAAACGAGGATCTCACTCGATCAGCAGCTTATCAGCCAGCCAGCAGCGACTTACTTCATGCGGGCATCGCGTTCACATTTCAGGGAAGGGATACTCCAGGGAGCGCTGCTTGTGGTAGATGCGTCACTTACTGCCTGCGATGGTTCACTGCTGATATGTGCAATCGACGGGGAGTTCAGGATCAAGCGATATCGGACTCATCCTCAACCCCATCTGATTAATCTGGAGAGCGGGAGAAGGGAGGCGCTACCAGTAGATGATGACGGTTACGGTTCTGCACCCGCTATATTCGGGGTGATTACTTACATCATTAATGATGCCAGCAATGCGGAGTTTGATGACTGCCCGGTGATGTAGATAGAAACACATCATGGGAAAGAATAATTATGCTCAATTGGTGGTTATTTGACCACTTATGATCTTGGTAAGATTTTAGTTAAAAATATTAGATATCAATCACAAAGATTTAATGACAACCATCTTTGTAATGACTATAAATTTACCCACTCGCTAAGGATATAGCGTATCCAATATGCACTGCTGTGTAATTACGGGGTCTGTTGATGTCAGCAGACACCCGGTTTTTCATCATCAACTACACAGTCACTGTACTGCCAGGCAAATTTAAAAGTTATGGTTGTGTTTCTCCCCAGTTATTCCCCGGAGTATCCCCCGCTCAGAAAACAGACATAAAAAAGCCGTAACAGGCTGGTTCTTAGATGATTTTTGGTCGGCACGAGAGGATTTGAATCTCCGATCTCCCCATGACGACGAGCCGCCGTCTTAAGGGCTGCTATGTGCCCAGAAGCAGACGCTGGTCATTCGTAATCAATATTGCTTCAATTAACGTATATCCCAAGTCTGATGCAGATTATGCAAATTTAATGCCCCAAGAAGTGGAAGGCTGACTAGCTAAGGAGCCCTTTAAAAATATGAATATATAAGATGATTTGTATCGAACCTCGTTGCACCATGCGTTCCGATTAATGCCGCATTGTCAGTTGAACTTTGCTACTCTATGAGTGGTAGTACCCTTTATCCAATGCGGATTTAAATTAATGGAATAAATGATTATGAGTGAAAATGATATAATCCCAAAGAAGTCTAAAAGCCAGATTAACAAAGCAGTATTCTTTACATCTGCTTTGTTAATTTTCCTTCTTGTCGCCTTTGCCGCCGTATTCCCGGATGTTGCCGACAAAAATTTTAAACTACTTCAACAACAAATCTTCACGAATGCCAGCTGGTTCTACATCCTGGCTGTGGCCCTGATTTTACTGAGTGTCACGTTCCTGGGACTCTCACGCTACGGCGATATCAAGCTGGGCCCGGACCATGCGCAGCCTGATTTCAGCTACCACTCCTGGTTTGCGATGCTTTTTTCGGCAGGGATGGGGATCGGCCTGATGTTCTTTGGCGTTGCCGAACCTGTGATGCATTATCTTTCGCCCCCCGTCGGCACTCCAGAGACCGTTGCGGCAGCGAAGGAAGCAATGCGTCTGACCTTCTTCCACTGGGGCCTGCACGCATGGGCAATCTATGCCATTGTGGCGCTGATTCTGGCGTTCTTCAGTTACCGTCACGGTTTGCCTTTAACGCTGCGCTCCGCACTCTATCCCATTATTGGCGATCGCATATACGGGCCTGTAGGCCATGCGGTTGATATTTTCGCTGTTATAGGCACGGTCTTTGGCGTTGCTACATCGTTGGGTTACGGTGTTTTGCAGGTGAATGCCGGTTTGAACCATCTTTTCGGGATACCCATTAATGAAACTGTGCAGGTCATTCTGATCGTGGTCATCACGGGGTTAGCGACGATTTCAGTGGTGTCGGGCCTGGACAAGGGAATACGCATCCTGTCTGAGCTCAATCTGGGCCTGGCGTTGTTGTTGCTGGCGCTGGTCCTGTGTCTGGGACCAACCGTGCTTCTGCTGAAGTCATTTGTGGAAAATACGGGCGGTTATCTTTCAGAACTGGTGAGTAAAACGTTCAACCTTTACGCGTATGAACCTAAGTCGAGCAACTGGCTGGGAGGCTGGACATTATTGTATTGGGGATGGTGGCTTTCATGGTCGCCGTTTGTGGGGATGTTCATCGCACGGGTATCCCGCGGCCGAACCATTCGCGAGTTTGTCACCGGTGTGCTGTTTGTTCCTGCCGGCTTTACGCTCATGTGGATGACGGTATTTGGTAACAGCGCGATCTATCTTATTATGAACCAGGGGGCGACTGACCTCGCCAATACCGTTCAGCAGGATGTTGCTCTGGCCCTGTTCAATTTCCTGGAGCATTTCCCGTTCTCCTCCGTACTGTCATTCATTGCAATGGCGATGGTCATTGTCTTCTTTGTCACATCTGCTGATTCGGGGGCAATGGTTGTAGATACTCTGGCATCAGGTGGGGTGGCAAACACACCCGTCTGGCAGAGAATCTTCTGGGCCTCGCTCATGGGAATTGTTGCTATTGCGCTTCTCCTTGCAGGAGGGCTAAGCGCGCTGCAAACGGTGACAATAGCAAGTGCATTACCCTTCTCAGCTATCTTATTGATATCCATATACGGACTGTTAAAAGCCCTGCGTCGGGATTTGACTAAGCGTGAAAGCCTGAGCATGGCGACTATTGCTCCGACGGCTGCACGTAACCCAATTCCGTGGCAGAGAAGGTTGCGCAATATAGCTTATCTGCCGAAGCGTTCTCTTGTGAAACGCTTTATGGACGACGTTATCCAACCCGCCATGACGCTCGTTCAGGAAGAACTGAACAAGCAGGGGACGATAAGCCATATCAGTGACGCTGCCGATGATCGTATTCGACTTGAAGTCGATTTGGGCAACGAGCTGAATTATATTTATGAAGTGAGGCTTCGCGGGTATAACTCACCGACATTCGCCCTAGCTGCGATGGATAATGATGAGCATCATGCTGAACAACATCGATATTATCGCGCTGAGGTCTATCTCAAAGAAGGTGGTCAAAATTATGATGTGATGGGCTGGAATCAGGAACAGCTTATTAATGACATACTCGACCAGTATGAAAAACATCTGCACTTCCTGCACCTAGTTCGTTAA